CAAATGGCCATCGTTGTGCTGAGTGCAAGCATTTTGGCAGTTAGCATGTATCTGTTCTGGGCCAGCTTTGCTGTGGCCGGTTTTGGATTATTACTGAGTCTAAACGGTTTGTTCCTGTGGTTCTAATAGGGGAGTGGCATGGATCCGTTAACGCTATTTGCATTAGCCAACGGAGCAGTATCTGCAGTAAAGGCTGGGTGTAAACTTTATAAAGACATCAAAGGTGCAGCTGGTGATGTAAAAGATGTTCTTAAAGATTTGGATCAGCAATTTGCTAAATTGCATCCACCTGAAAAGCCACCCACTGTTGAACAAAAGAACGCATTCATCAAAGAGAAGAATCGTGTTATTGAGTTAAACAAGAAAGCCAATGAAGGTGAACACACTGGTGTTTATACTGAGATTGGTGAGCATCTTGGTGCATATTATGATAACTACTACAAATGTATTGCTGTGTTTGATGAAGAAGAAAAACGAGCAAAGACTGAGATTTATACTGGCGAAGCATCTTTAGGTAAACGTGCATTACAACGTGTTCTTATGCGCAAACAGTTAGAACAAATGGGAACTGAGTTAAGAGAGTTGATGGTCTATCAATCTCCACCAGAACTTGGTGCATTATATACTGAAGTTGAAGAGATGATGAAGCAGATGGGTAAAGAACAAAGTGTTCTTATTTCTGCTCAAATGAAAAAAGATGCGATAGCTGAGAAAAGAAGAAAACAAAAACTACGACAGTTACATCATAATATGATTATTGGGATCGGTGGATTGGTTTGTTGTTGTAGTGTGGGACTAATGTTTGCATATGTTGTGCAAGATAGAATCGAGAAGTACCCACAGTATGGAAATGGGTGGATTCCTAAAACTGAACTGCAAAGACAGAGGGAATCTGAAAAACAAATTTATGTAGGAAGATAAAAATGGCAGAAGAAAACGCAAAAGGTGTATTTATAGAGAAGATGTTATTTGCTCTATTACCATTAATCATAGCTGGTGTGGGTTACTTATTAAATTCCGTAAGCCAACTTAATCACCAAGTGACTATTCTTGAGAGCAAAGTAAGTTTGGTTGTTACTCAAGACAATAAACAAGCAAGTAATACAGGTAGTGAATTGGCTCGTGAAAAGTTGCGTCAAGACTTAACAGAGAATATTCAAAAGAATCGTGATGATATTCAAAGAAATCGTCAAGATATCGTATTACTTGAAGAACGAATTAGACAACTATCTAAAGGGAAGTGAAATGGCAGAAGAAATTAAAGACGTCAATGCAGCTATTGACGATGCAGAAGCAGCAGTAAAGAAGTATGCTAGTAAAGATACAGTTATCAGTATCGGTGGGTATGAATTTACTCCAGCGAAACTGATGGTTGCATTCACTCTAGTATCTTCTATTCTTGGTGGTCTATACGGAGCATTCGAAGTATATAAAGACTATCAGGATATGAAATCTAAGATCACTAAGTACGTGGCTCCAGACTTATCCGAGTTATATAAAAAGATGGAATTGACTCAACAAAACGCTGAGAAATCTGTCCAGTATACTCAGGATATTAAGAACGATCTTAAAAGTGATATCCGTCGTCTAGAGGGTGTGGTCGAGAATGTAGAGCGTAGTACTAAGACTTCTCAACGTGAAACTGACCAAGATATCCGTCAATTACGAAAAGAAATAGATAGTAAGATCCAAAAAGCATTGGACAACCCACTAGCAAAATAATAATTATAATAAAAGGACTAGAAAATGGCATTGATTGACTCAGTGTTGAATATGATCAACAAAACCCCCAAAGACCCAGATGCACCTAAGCCACCTGTTGGTTCTCGTTCAGAGCGTGAAGCGAAGATCAAGGACAAGGCTGGTATGGTCATTAACGTATTTGCATTATGTCTAGCAGTTAATGCGTGGTATGGTGGTAAATTGGGTAGTACTGTACTAAACAATACTATCAAAGCGAACGATACTTACTCTTTCTATCAGGCTAAGGCTATCAAACAGTCATTGGCTGAGCAGAATTTGTACGAAGCACAACACAATGGTGATAAGGCTCGTGCAGAAGAAATGAAGGCTAAGATCGATCGTTACGAGAATGAGCCAAAAGAAGGTAAAAAAGATTTACTTGCTAAGGCTAAGGCACTTGAGGCTGAACGTGACGACGCTAAACTACGTAGTCCTTGGATTGGTTATGCATCTACTGCATACCAAATGGCTATCGTTTTACTCTCTGCATCTATCCTAGCAGTTAGTATGAGTTTATTCTGGGGTAGTTTTGGAGTTGCAGCATTTGGACTATTGCTTAGTCTGAATGGTGTATTCCTCTGGTTCTAAGGAGATAAAAATGGCAGAAGAAAAAGAAAAAGGTACTGAATGGATGCAGACGCTATGGCGTCCGATGATGGGTTGGATGTATATGCTAATCTGTCTTGCTGACATGTTAGTATTTCCAGTTTTATGGTCATTACTACAAGCGATGACTCATCAACCAATCACTCAGTGGAATCCACTAACACTACAAGGTGCTGGTTTATTCCACATCGCTATGGGTGCTGTATTGGGTATCGCTGCATTTGGTCGTACACAAGAAAAACTAGCAGGTACTGCTGCTAATCCAACAACAGGTTCTACAGGAGGTTTCAATGCACCAACACCAAGCGTCGCTCCAACATTTGGCGCATCTCCAGCAGGATTCGGATCACCAGCAAGTGGCTTTGGAGCCACAACTCCAGCACCCTCAGCATTTGGGAATCCTGCGCCAAGCATGGCAAAACCAACAGCAACAGCAGGGTTCGGTGGAGGATTCGGAGCAGGGCTAGATCCAAGCGATCCACCTGTCCGTAATACCAGATCCGACGCTTAAAACCTGTATTAATAACCCTACTTTTAGTAGGGGAATCCTAGACCCCTGTATCTACAGGGGTTTTTCACATCCAGAAAACCCTTGTCTTTAATTGCAATTAGGTGTATAATAGTTGTATGAAAGTTGAAAAGGAGTTGCAATGATTAGATTTATTTTGGGTTTGATCGTGGTTATGGGTGCTGTGGGTGGTATTGATAATGATCCAGATGCGTCTTTGTTTTTGTTGACTGCTATTGCATTAATCGGTTTGTTTATTATGCATTCTGGTGTCCATTCTTTGAAAGGTAAATATGAGTAAAATGAGTGAATTTCATGCTGATGTTATGGGCGCTGTTGAGCAAGGTATGTCAGCTAAATTTTTGGTCGCCACGTTTGGTATTTCTTTCGATCTTGCTGAACAGTTGATTGAAGAGCGTGAGTGTTTGGAAATTGAAAAGCAGTATGAGTTTATGCAGTACGCAGAAAATGCTGCAGACGCTGATGCGCAATATTATGGAGCATAATGATGAAAATCGAAACAGCTATTAAACAACTTGAGAAAGAAAGACAATTTCTTGGCTTAGGTTTCTTGGAAGTTTTACAAGACATTCAGAAATATGGTAGAATAATTTACAGTGAAAAAACTGTTGAAGCATACGAACGATTTATGATTGATGGTCGCAAAATGTTTGCACCAGTGGGAGAAGAATAATGAGTTACGCTGTCGCACGTGAAGCAATTGAAATTTATGATCGCAGTCATGGTTCTTTCTTTGATCGTGGTTCAGCTGATTCTTACTATCATCGTGAACGTGATCCACATCGTGGTGGTGTTGGTGGTGACTCTGGTCCAAGAATTGATGCAGTCACTGAAGCCGAGTTGGAAGCATATCACGCTGGCTATGATTACAATGAACAATATGGAGATAAGAAATCATGGGATTAAACCTAAAACAGTTTGAGTGTCGTGGTGAACGTGCTCTGTACAAAAATATTCCCATCGTGTTTCTTGCTGAAGTGCAAGCACAGTTGAAGAAGAATTTTAAAGGACTTCGCTATCGTTTTCGTGGTCCACGTTATGATGTTATGGCACTGACATGTTTGAAAAGAGATGCCGAGAAGTTTTCAGTTTACACAAGGAGTTGATTTGAATAAGTTTGCAGTAAATAGAATGAAGAGTGAACGACAGGAAGAGATTATGCTTATCTGTCAGGAAGAGTGCGCTGAAGTTGCGCAAGCGATAAGTAAAGTATTCCGATTCGGAGTTGATGGTGAGCACATGGGTGCTACTAATCGTGAAAGACTCGAAGAAGAAATTGGTGACTTGCTTTGCATGATTGAAATGATGACTGAAGAATCTATCATCGATGCAGGTGCAGTTGCGAGCGCAGCACAGGCGAAACGTGCAAAGTTAGCAAAATGGTCAAACATCAAGGAGATGGCATGATTAAGGGATTTATCAATAACGACTGGGACAGAGACAATCTGGAATTCTTACTCAACACAAGAGGGGATGACTTCCATGATTTTTGGAAACAGTCAGACGAAGAAGATAGAATCTATGCACAAGAGTTGCTGGATGCATATTCACGTGAGTTGCAATTCCAAGCACGTGAGTTAGAATTAGAATCCAAGTTAGAGATGGATAAAATGCAAGAAGCCAAAGAGGTATTAAAGAAATTTGCTTTGTAAGAGAGAATCATGTATAATAAACGAATGAAACCTAGAGATCCAGTTGCAAAAGATTTACGTACTCCAAAGTATCGCATGCGAGTTGTGGAGTCTAAGGTTCAGTACATTCGTAAACCTAAGCATAAAAAGGAAACATATGAGTCTCAATTATGAAGCCGAGTTCGGTCGTGGTGGTCTGCTAAAGACTATCAAGATCAAAGAACACAAGTATGATTTGATTGAATTCACTATCAAAAGTAAACTTACTGACGAAGAAACTGGTAAGGTGATTGTTGATAGTGGTCACACATCATTCTTTGACACTAGAGAATTTTACGAATTCTTTGGTACATTTATTAATGAAATGAAAGTGAGAATTGATAATGAAACTAATAGTAAACCAGAGTGACGAATTTAAGAACCAAGTAAGGGAACTTCTCCATGATTCAAAAGATTTGCGCATTGTGTTCACCAAGAAAGATGGTACAGACCGAGAAATGTTCTGCACCCTCAACGAAAGCAAAATCCCCACAGAAAAGCATCCGAAAAGCGAAGGTGCAGAAAGCACGACTGCTGGATCCGCACTCAGAGTCTTTGATACAGAAAAGCAAGAGTGGAGATCTTTCCGTTGGGACTCCGTGAAAGAAGTAGGACTATGACTAAAATTATTTTAATGCTTGTACTGTTAATCGCAGCTGCAATTCTTGGACCAATTCTTACAATCTGGTCACTCAATACATTATTCCCATCCCTATCAATTCCAATTACAATGGAGACTTGGTCTGCAATTGTCTTGCTTGGAATTTTCTTAAAGGGCGATGGATTTACATTTAAGGCTAAATCATGAACTACGCATTAACACCTGAACAAAAGAAAACACTGCAAGGTGCTATCCAAGAAATTAGTAACTCAATGTTACGCACTGAAGCAGAACGAGATATGATTAAGGAAATCGTTAAGGAACAATCTGATACATTGCAAATTCCTAAGAAAGTTATTTCTAAGATTGCAAAGACATTCCATAAACAGAATCTTGCACAGGAAGTTGCAGACCACGAAGACTTTGTGGAACTATACGAGAAAATCACTGCAAAATAATGCTTGTCTTTTATTACGTTTTGAGGTATAATATATTATATTAATGGAGGTTACAAACCTATGGCGACAGCAAAACGTAAAGCAAAGGGACATGCAATCATTGCATCCCGCAAAGAAATCATCAAGAACGAGCCGATTGTCACACAAGACAATTACACGTCAGAACTAAATGCAGCACTGACATGGTACTCAGAGCATTTTAATGAGAAGCAACTTCTCAAATTTGCTCTTGAGCACTTTGTTGTTACTGCAAATAAACCTGCTGTGTTGGCTATCAATAAAGCATCTGATTCAGAAGTCCGTCAGTTGGCAATCATTTGTCGTCTGACAGATCGTGAACAGTATCTCAGCGAGAAACATTTGCAGTTCATCACTGACACTGCAGACAGTCTCATCTCCAAATACAAAATCGTTAAAGAAAAGAAAGTAGTTGTTGTTGAGACAGCACCTGTTGTTTCTATTCAGCAACGCATGGAAGAAAAAGCGCATGAGTTGGCTGGTGAGATCGAGGGAGCAATTGATGACTTTGTCACAAGCAAGGGTAAGGTAGTTTTCTCTACTAAGAATTTCTTGCTAGCAAACCAAGTTGCAGCACCAATTGCCAAACGAATTGGTGAGTTATTCGTTGGAACATCAAACGAGTTACACGAAGCACTTGCTGGTGAAGATGAACAACTTGTCGAAGGTTATTCAAACTTTACCAAGCGAGAGTTAAAGAAGTTTGCCGAGTTTGTTGATGGCATCATCGCTGATTGTCAACAACAAGTACAAACTGCCAAAGCGAATCGTACACCACGTAAGCGTAAAGCAGTGCCACCAAGCAAGGTGGTTAGCAAGATGAATTTCATGCGAGAGTTTGCTGAGTTTGGTCTCAAGTCATGTAAACCAGAAGACATTCTGACTAGTACAGAATTGTGGGTATACAATACGAAATACCGTAAGGTTCAAGTTTACAAGGCTGACATGGGTACTCTGTCTGTTAAGGGTACTACTGTTATCGGATTCAGTCTCAAAGATTCTCAATCGATGACACTGCGTAAACCAGAGGAATTCTTTAAGGGATTGTCTATGGGTAAGCGAGCACTGAATGGTGCTATTAAGAAACTGACGACCAAACCAACCACACCGAATGGTCGTATTAATGAAGAGTGTGTATTGCTGGGAGCATTTTAATATGATATTAGTTGATTACAGTCAAGTGGCTCTTGCAGCCATCCTGACATTCCAGCGTGAGTTGAAGGGAACAGAGTCCGAAGTGAAGAATCTTATTCGTCATGTGACTCTGTCTACCCTCAAGTCATACAAGAAAAAGTATGGCAAAGAATACGGACAGTTGGTTATCTGTTGCGATGGTCGTAAGTATTGGAGAAAAGAATACTTCGAGCATTACAAAGCAGGTCGCAAAAAGTCTCGTGATGCATCACACTTGGATTGGAAGTTGATTTTCGATACGCTATCTGAGATGCGTGAAGACTTGGCACAATACTTTCCATACAAAGTTATTCATGTGGATCGTGCAGAAGCAGACGATGTTATCGCAGTTCTTACTAAATGGGTACAAGACAATGAGTTGGTTACAGAGGGACTAGTTGAAGAGTCGCAGAAAGTTCTTATTCTGTCTTCTGACAAAGACTTCAAACAGTTGCAGTTGTATCCTAATGTAAAGCAATGGTCACCAATGCAGAAGAAATACATCACTGCAACCAAGCAAGAGATTCGTGACTTTATGGTTGAACATATTGTTAAGGGTGACTCTGGTGATGGAGTGCCAAACATTCTAAGTAAGGATGATACATTTGTTTCTGGTGAACGACAGAAAGTTATGTCAGCGAAACGACTGCAAGAGTTTATCGAAAATGGTGAAGCAGCATGTCGCAACGATGAAGAAAAGCGTAACTATACTCGCAATCAGACATTGGTTGACTTCTTCTTTATTCCTG